GGTAAGTTCATTGCTTGTACAGAAACGATTTCGTTTGCCAATAATTTAGAGAAAACTCTTCTTACGATTGGGAAAACAACAGTTTCGAATGCTCCGTTAGAACCTTCAGAAGTTGCTTCGTTAATCAAGAAAGATGCTTGGTTTTCATACAACTGTGCAACGTTTTCTTTTAGGTGACCTTTAAGGCCTTCAAGGAATCCTAATTTATCCCATTTGTTAATAGTATCTTCTTTGATAACTTTAAGGTGTTTTAACCCAATGTTACCAACAAGACCTGATTCTAATAATGCTCCCATTTTTTTGGTTTTTTATTTTTTTTTTAGTTTATTTTTATTTTATTTTTCCCATTAAATCTTTCATTCTCAAAAACTGAGGATTTTCATAAGTTTTAGATTCAATCAAATTAACGGCTGATCCTGATACAGGAGTTTTAGTAACCGATTTTTCGAATGACTCATTAATAGAATTATCCTTAGTTGTTTCAGATGAGAATTCATCTTTTAATGATCTATAAAGACTTTTAGATTCTTTAAGTGTTTCAACATTGTCGAATCGTCTAAGTATATTTATTTTTTCTTGTTTTGTTGTTGAATGTTCTGTAAACAGTCTAGTTGCGTAAGCCAAGTTAGAATTGAAAACTGCCACTTCATTTAATTTAGTTCTGAAAAGATTCAAAGCCTTTCTGTACTCTTCATTTTTAGACTTAAGTAGTTCTACTTCAGTTTCACTAATGTGTTGAGGAGCCGCTTTTGGTTTTGGTAAACCTTTTCTACCAAATTTTCTACCCGCACCTAATGTACGTGAAGCTTCTGTGGTTTCTCTTCTCTTTTTGATTGGTCTAAACTCACCATCTAAATTTTCACCATCTTTATATGTGAATTTTTTAGCACTTCCCGTATTAATCATTTTCTTACCTTCTTTTTGTTTGGTAGTTTTATAATCCATAACTTGTCCGTACTTGAATTTAGGTGAACCCATTCCAACTCCTTTAGCTTTAAATTTTGATTCCATTACATGATCCATGTCTTCTTCGTCCATTTCTTCTTCTTCCATGTCTTCTTCGTCCATTTCGATTTCATAAAGAACTTCGTCAGTTTCAGTTTCATACATTGGAGTTTCGTCCATTTCATGGTGTCTACGACTCATACGTCTTGGTTTTTCTTCAAAATCCATTTCTTCATCGTCTTCCATACCCATGTCAGAATCTTCCATGTCATCATAAGACATATCAAAGTCGTCCATTTCGATTTCGTACAAAGTTTCGTCTAATGTCAAATCATCTTCTTCATCAAGTTCTTCTTCGTTGTACTGTTCTGAAAGTTGGATGTAATAATCGGCACCTGTTCCACTATCCGATAATGTAATGTTATTGTTCGCATCTTTCTTTACGATAACTCCATCTTCATCGTCCATAGATTTGAAAACTTTAATTACATCTGACATATCTGCTCCAGTCATGTCAATTGCATCTTCATCGTCTTCCATACCCATGTCCATGTCTTCCATGTCGTCATCTTCCATGTCATCATCCATAGCCATAGGTTCAGCACCTAAATCTATATCCTCGACATCATCTTCTTGACCTTCAGGTTCAACAACCTCTTCTTCGTCTTCAACATCAATCTCTTCTTGTTCTCTAAGAGATTCTTTTACTAATGAGCTGATTTCATCCTTCATGGTAGAAGAAAGTATTCCTTTTGCATTTTCTTTAAGAGCTTCTTCCAAATGCTTGATTTGGAATAAAGTATCTTCAACAACTGATTTTTTGTTCATCTATAGTTTGTTTTACAATATAAATAGTATGTAAATTAAAAAAATTCATTTTTTATCATTATTGTGCAAAAAAAAAATGGGTATAACTAATGTTATACCCATCTTAAAAATTAATTAAATTAAAGATTATCCAATCACCTCATCAATTTTACTTTCAGTGATTGATGTGATTCTCCAATCCATCGTATAGTGTTCGTACACTTTAGTCACTTTAGCTTCAACATCAGTTGGGGTGTATCCCATCACCAATTTTTCTTCTCTTGTTTTTTTTACTTTTCCTGATTCAGTATCTAATAAATCAGATGTGATTTTAGCCACAAAATACTTTTCTCCTTGTTCCATAGTTTTTTTTATTTATCTAAATAATCGGTTAATCTTTTCATTAAGTCAAGCGATTTGTTACCACTTTCACCAACATGACGATCTACTGATATTTTTTTGTCTTCTTCTAAGTTCTCCTCATATTTCATTCTATCGTTCTTATCTTGGAAAAGATATGCTCCCGGTGTTGACGGTGAAGACACAAGGTCAAAACAAATAAGTTCAAAATCATCTTGTACTTCATTTTGTTCTCCTACCTTTTTAAGTGACCCAACCCCACGAGATGATATACCTAAAGTAACTCCTTGTCGTAAGTAGTTTGCCGCCAAATCTCCTTTAGTAGAAACAATCCCTCTTTCATGAAAACCAGGACTTGTTAACAATTTAAGTTTACCTAACAATACAGGACCTTCCCACCATATATCTGTTATAAGGTGTGATACACGATCCAAATCAATTAAAGAAGACTCAGGGTGGTTTAATTCAGATAATGATGTTCCTTTCTCAATCATTTTTCTATAATTTTCCGATTCTCTCTTTAAGATCTTTTCAGGATATACCCTACCATTTCTGTTAGGTGTGTTATATTTTTGTAAAACCGCATAAAATTCAAATGGTTTTGAATGATCCAAATGATTTGCCGATTCTTTTAATATTTCGTAATTACGTCCTTCTTTGGGGTTAATGTATCCTGCATCATACTCAATGAGAATTCCTTTACCCGTATCTCTAGGACCTAAAATTTTATATTCACTCATAATAAGTTTTAGTTATAAATATTAGGCCGTTTCTGTTTTTACTTTAATTGGTTTAACATTTCCATATTTTGTTAAATAAAACTTGAAGTTGGGGTTGTTTATTAAAACATCTGAATATATTTCTTTTACTAATGATTTAAGTGATTTTTTTAATTTTAATGATTTGAAATCGATTGTCTCATTTAAAAATAGATTAATTTCTAAATTCATGAATGATTTCTTTTTAAGGTGTAGACCGCTTGTTCTAAGATCTAAGTCTACTATAAATTTATCGTCAAACATTGTTTTATCTAATTTGTGATAAACGGTATGTTTAATTGATCTGCTCGTATTAAGGACAACTCTTGTCCAATTTTCGGAGTCTTTTTTTGGTTCAACCCAAGTTTGGATGTTTAGGTAAAGAGATTTAAACTCTTTTGAGTCTACTGTCCCATAGACTATTTTAGATGTCCTAAAGCCATTGATTTTTTCGGTTTTGCCTTTTTTCATAAATTTTTTTCATACTGATATTGTTTATTTTAGATAATAATAACTAAATTTACGGTATATATCAAATACATAAAACACTAACAAAAAAATATGCTGATTGTAAAAGTTAATAAAAATGGGGGTATAGAAAAAGCCCTAAAAGAATTAAAGAGTAAAGTAATTAAAACAAGACAAAATACCCATCTTAATAACAGAAAAGAATATACAAAAAAATCTGTCCTTATGAGACAGATTTTAAATAATGCTATTTACAGACAAAAACAAATTCCTAATAATTAAATGTTTTCGTTTAATTGTTTTAATTTGAAATAGTTTAATTTGTCGTAATTCTCTGTTTGTAGTTTTTCTATTGTTTCGGTAATTTTTTGGTTAGTTTCGAGATCATCATTTTCTGATAATAAAGTTTCTAACTTTTCAATCACATCCTCTTTAAGGAATTCATATTTTTTATTTAACTTATCGTCAGGTGTGGTTAATAAAGTGGTAAGTTGTTTTTTCTCACCTTCAGTTAAACTATCGAGATATGAATTAATTGTTTTGTTTGCAACTTCAACCATAGATTTCAATGGTACTTCAATAACGTCTTTTACCTTAGATGGAACTTTTTTAAGATTTTCTGAAATTGTTTTCTTACTTCTTAATTTTTCTTCTATTGTCGTAGCGTTATTATTGAATAAGTTATCAATATCTTGGTATCTATTTTCAGATACAATATAACCAACCCACTGTATAATAGCCATTGTATCTTTCGGATTAACTTTGGATATTGTATTTTCAAATAATATAATACTTTCGTTTATATATTCATTTACAATGGATTCGTTTAAACCTTTGTTCTTACTAAGTTCGTCATATAAAAAATAAAGCGTACTTAACGATTTGTTTTTTAACACAAGTTCTTCAAAAACAAACATATCTCTTTTTAGAGAGTCTTTTTTGTAAGACTCTACTAAACAATCTTCAATTTTTGATTTTATTATCCCAAATTTCATAATTTTTTTTATTATAAATATCAATCATTTAGTAATTTGTTTAATTGTTCCTCCATAGAACCTAAAGAATTTCTACCTTTTGATAAATCAAGGTATTGTTCACCTAAGATATTATCAGACTCCAACAATATATTTAAGTTATCTCTTTTTGATTCACCAACAGGCATTTCACCTCCTCCCATATCAGGTGGTGGTGGTGGTGGCATTTCGCCTCCTCCCATATCAGGTGCCGCATCAGGCGCAGGTGGTGCTCCGCCCGCATTTTCTGTTGTCCCTGTTGATGTGTGATAAAGTTTGTCAACATTATCAAATAACCCCGTATGTGTGATTATAGTTGCGGTGTTATCTAACTCAGCAGATACCGCTCTTTCTAATCTTATTT